GGACACCGGCGTGCACATCCACCTCGTCGCGCACAACCGCAAGAGCAGCGGCGAGGACAGCATCGACGGCAAGTACTCGATCAAGGGCGCCAGCGAGATCTCGGACATGGCGGACAACGTGCTGCTCTGCTGGCGCAACAAGCGCAAAGAGCAGGCAATGCAGGCCGGCGAGGCGGACGACGAGACCCTCGAAGCACCCGACGCGTGCATCAACGTGGACAAGCAACGCCACGGCTCGTGGGAGGGCAAGATCCTGCTGTGGTTCAATCAGCCGACGTGCCAGTACGTGGGGCGCAATACGCGCGAGACGATTGGCTATCTGCGGCGCAACTGGGAGCAAACCGATGACCATGCCTGAGCAGTCTCAAATGCGAGATATCCAAGATCGCGCTGAGAAGCTCGCGGCGCTCACCAACGAGCTGCTGGCGGTGATGCACAAGCACGCCGACGTCGTGGGCCCGCAGGACGCTGGGCTCGGCCTGATGACGTTCCTCGCCCGCTACGTGTCGGGATTTTCCAATCCGTGCCAGCTGGTCGAGGACGTGATGAACGGCGCGCACGAGGCGATGCACAGGCTGGGACTGGTGGTGGACGAGGAGTCGCTGGAGTCGATCCCAGAGAGGGATTTTTACCATGCTTGAGACAGCGATGCCGGTGCTCATGCGGCCCGTCAGTGATACGGAAGCGCGCCTCGGCGCGGGGATGATCGAGCATCTCGCGCGCCTCGGTGGCGCGGGACTGACCGATGCGACAGCCGAGATCGCCATTGCCTGCATGCTCGCGATGTACGCCGAGCATCGCCGCGAAATGGGCGACGCGCAGGCGTTGCAGCGAATGCTCGACTCTGCACTCTCGCTGTATCGCGACGGCAGATTCCGCCTGCTCACCGGCGACGACCACGCGCGCTTCGTGGCCGACGAATACGCGGCGGGGAGGCTGAAGGTATGAAGCGCGCGTGCAATCAGTGCGAGTACTGGGATCCGCTCGATACGGGCGAAACACAAGGCCCGCTGCTGGTGGGTCAGTGCAGGCGGCGATCGCCGGCCAAGCGCAAAACGGACTGGCCGATCACCGGGCTCAAGGATTGGTGCGGCGAGTTCGAGATTCGCTCGGCGCCGCTCGACGGCAGCGAGGACTGCTGATGGCGCGCCCACTGTACGAAACCGCCGAGAGCCTGAGCGAAGAGCGCGCGCTCATCGACCGCGTGTGCGCGGCGTGGAAGTGCGAGGCAGTGAAGCTGCCGATCGAAATGCGCGTGGATTTTGCGCTGTGCCGCGCGAACAAGGTCGTGAGCTGGGCAGAGGTTCGGCAGCGCAGGCGTCGCTTCGATCCGTACTACATCAACCTGCAGAAGTGGGTGGCTGCTGCCGAGCTGGCTGAGGTAACCGGTAAGCCCGCATTTTTCGTCGTGTGCTGGCCTGATTGGTTCGGCTACGTGCACGCCGACGCGTCGCTCGTCAAGGGCGACCTGCTCATCACCGGTCGCCGCGACCGCGACGACTGGCAAGACATCGCGCCCGCCGTCAGCGTGCCCCTGTCGCTGTTCAGGGAGCTGCGCGCGTGAGCATTTGGGTGCCCGATCGCCGCTTTGGCAAGGCTACGAAGGCGACACAGTTCACCAGCAAGGTCGACGGCTTCAGCCGCAGCAAGCGCGTGTACGTATGCGCTGCATGCGGCTACTGGCAAGTCGGCAAGGTGGAGCGCTGCGAGCTGCCGTCGTGCCAGCTCGGGCCGATCGTGTCGTTCCCCTCGAAGGCCGAAGCACGGCGCTACGCCGAGCTGCGCACGCAGCGCTATTACGGCGACATCACCAGCGAGATCGAGCTGCACCCGCGCTTCGTGTGCGTGGTGAACGGCACGAAGGTCTGCACTTACGTCGCGGACTTCCGGTACAGGACGCGCGACGGCGACACGCGCATCGAAGACGTGAAGGGCAACATCAGCCGCACCGACGAGGCGAGCAAGCTGCGACGCGCGCTTGCTGAAGCGATATACGGCATCAACGTAATCCTAGTGGAGGCATGAGCATGACATCGGCAGCACGGCACAACGAAAACACCGAGGCGAAGCGCCAGCGCGCACGCGACAAGGGCAGCAACGTGGTGGACCTCACGCTCGACGACGCGACGCGCGCCGAGCGTATCCGCGACATCACCGCCGAGTTCGAGCGGCTCAAGGCCGAGGGCAAGGCGATCAACGAACTGCGCAAGGCGTGCCTTGAGCGCATTGATGCGCTGGGCCTCGACCGCAACGAGTTCCGCTCGCTGACCAAGCTGCTCGAAGTCGACGAGGAGAAACGCTCGAAGAAGGCCCGCACGCGTCGTGAGTTCTTGCGCGCGCACAACCTGCCCGAGCAGGGCGACATGTTCCTCGACATCACCGTGACGACGGTCACGCAGGGCGAGGCAGAGCCTGCTGTCGACCCGCAGCTCGCCGACCTGCGCCGCCGCTGGGCCGAGGAGGATGCGCGCGCTGCGGCCGAGCTGCAGGCCGAGGAGGGCGACGACGAAGACTTCGTCCCGACCGAGGAAGTCGAGGAAGACCCCGACCTGTACTCGCGCGCTGGCGTCACGGTCGTGGCCGGGGAGGACGACGATGGTTGAGTGTTCGAACTGGGCGTGGTTCTGGGCGGGCGTGCTGACGTTCGTGGCGACGTTCGGGCTCGCGCTCGTCGGGCTGGTCATTGCCGCCGAGTGGCGCGGCCATCGCGACGAAGACCCGCCGAGGTTCCTGTGATGTTCCCGCACCTGATCGACCGCAACGCCGACATCGCGAAAGCCTACCTGCGCGGCACGAAGCAGGAAGCGCTCGCGCTGATGACCGGGCTCACCCGCTCGTCGGCGCAGCGCGTGTGCGGCATCGTCATCAGCCGTGCGCTGGGCGGCACGCCGCGCGATGCGCGCAAGTCGCTCGTCGGCCCAATGCAGCTTGCTGATGCGATAGACCGCATCGACAGATGGGCGGAAAAGGAGAAGACGCGTGGCTGAGTTCCGAAGCGCATACGAGCGCACCAACCGCTACGAGGGCAAGGTGCTCAGCAACCACGCCGTCGACCGTGGCGGCGAAACCTACGCAGGCATCAGCCGCAAGCACCATCCGAAGTGGGGCGGCTGGCCCATCATCGACCGCACGTTGCGGCATCACGTGCCGCTCGCCGGCGCAGATGAAGCGAACCTGCGCGACCTGCACGCGAAGTTTTTCCTCGACGAATTCTGGTCCCGCGTCGGCGGCGGCACCATCAGCGATCAGGCGATTGCCGAGGAGGTCTATGACACGGCAGTCAACTGCGGGGCAAGGAGGGCCGTCGAGTGGCTACAGCAAGCGCTCAACATCAGCAACCGGAGGGGCACACGATGGCCCGACGTCAGAGTCGACGGGCTGCCGTCAAGCGAAACGATGCAGGCGATCAGCAAGGCTTGCAGCGACAAGCAGCACCGGTGGCTGGTGCTGCAGGTGCTGGAGACATTCCAGCGCTGGCACTACGTGCAGCTGGCGATGAGCGACCCGACGCAGGAGGAGTGGGTGAACGGCTGGTTCAGGCAGCGCGTGCAGCAGCTCTCCCCCGCGCCGTAAACGATGCGGACGTCTACTGCCGCGAGGAAGCGGCCCGCATCGTTGCCCACCTTCGACGGTACGGCAACGCGCACACCGTCGCCGTGTTCGTCACGCCCGAGGGGATCTTCTTCGCGCGCGTCGACGGCCGGCGCATCTACCACACGCTCATCGCCAAGTGGGGTCACTGCATGATTGGATACTACACGCGCCGCGTCGACCCGATCGACCTGCGCATGGACATCTTCCACGCAGCATCCGAGATCGGGCTGCTGTGAAGCTCGCATGGAACTGCTGGATCATGGCGAACTACTGCGCCGCTGCGCTGTGGTGGCTCGCTCACGGACACCGTGCTGATGCGCTGTACTGGGTGTTTGCCTGCGGCATCACCGCTGTTGTGACGTTCGGCTACACGAGGTAACGACTATGGCCCCGATACTGTTCGCACTCGACATCGCCGCGAAGTTCGCGCCCTCACTGCTCGGCCTGCTGAAGGGGCCGAAGGCCGAGGAGGCAGCCACAAAGGTGTTCGACGCTGCGCGCGCCGTCACCGGCAAGAACACGCCGACCGAGATGAAGGAAGCGCTCGAAGACGACCCGCTGCTCGCGCAGGAGTTCAGGCTCGCGCTGCTCAAGCACGAGGAGTTCAAGCTGCAGCTCTATGCCGATCTGCAGCGCTATTGGCGCGCTACTGAGCTGCAGAACATCGGTGGCGCACGCAAGCGTGACATCGATGTGCGCACCGTGTCGGGCGGCCAGAACAAGCGCGCCGACTGGATGGTCGCGATAGCAGCCACCGGCTTGATCGGCTCGATCCTCGGCATGGTGCTGCTCGCCTACCTCAAGGCCCGCTACCCGGCGGCAGTCAGCGATGCGGTGTTCGGCGCGCTTGTCGCGCAATTCAGCACCATCGGAAGCTATTTCGGTCTGAGCCTGCGCGACGCATTTACGTTCGAATTCGGCTCGTCGCGTGGCTCGCGCGAGAAGGACGCGTTGCTCGCATCACGTGAATGAACGACCGCACCAAGAAGGCGAACGGCGAGCCGCGTCAGCGGCGTACAACCCTCACCGCGCAGCAGCGAGCGTTCGCGGAGCACTACGGCGTGCACGGCGACTGGGTGAGCGCTTATCACCACGCCTATCCGAGGTCGCGCGAGTGGCCGAGCGAATCGTTGCATGGGGGGATCTCGAAGCTCCGCAAGAATCCGGCGATATGGGAGCTGATCGACACCATCCGCGCGAAGGGCATCAAACGGCAGCAGCTCGACTTCGCGTGGGTGCTCGCGCAGGCCGAGCGGCAGTATTGGAAGGTCGACTTGCGCGACGAATCGAAGGAGGCGCGCGCGTGGCTGAAGTTCATCAGCCGCCTGATCGGATTCGACCCGACGCGCCCGGCGTCGATGCCCAGTCCGCAGGCTGCCGCGATCGTCGACGGCGAGTACAGCAGAATCGAGGATCTGCCAGACCATGAACTCATCCGACTCGCAGGTGGCGCAAGCGCTGCGTCACCGAGCGCGCCAAGCGCTGGCCCGCAGGAACCTGAGCGGTTTCGTGACCTTCTTCGGCGAACACCAGCCGGCGCCGCACCACCTGATGCTGTGCACGTGCCTGCAGATGGTGGTGGAGGGGCACATGAGGCGGGTGATGGTGTTCATGCCGCCGGGCGGGGCGAAGTCGACCTATTGCAGCGTGTACGCGCCGTCATGGGCGGTCGGCAGGCGCCCGGGCGTTGCGATCATTGCGGGCAGTCACACGATGGGCCTTGCCCGGGGCTTCGGTCGTAAGGTCCGCAACCTCATCCGCGACCCGCGTTACCGTGACGTGTTCGACACCGTGCTCGACCCGGGCTGGCAGGCTGCGCATGAGTGGGCGACGCGTCAGACCACGATGGGCGACGCTCGCTCATCGGAGTACCGAGCGGCCGGCGTCGGCGTGGGTATCGCCGGCAAGCGCGCGGACCTCGCGTTCATCGACGACCCGTTCAAGTCCCGCAAGGACGCCGACTCCGACGTGCGCCGCGACGAGGTGTGGAACTGGTACACCGACGACGTGCGCACGCGCCTCAAGCCGGGCGGCGCGATCGTGATCGTGAACACTCGCTGGCACGAGGACGACCTGTGCGGCCGCATCCTGCCGGAGGGCTACAGCGGTGAATCAGGCTGGGTGCGCGCGCGCGACGGTGAATGGTGGTTCGTGGTCAGCATCCAAGCGCTGGCCGAGCGCGGTGACGACATTCTCGGTCGCGAGCCCGGCGAATCGTATTGGCCGAACTACTATTCGCGCGGCTGGTTGGAACAGCAGCGCCTCACCCTGACGCCGCGCTCGTGGTCAGCGCTCTACCAGCAGCGCCCGAGCCCCGAGGAGGGCGACTACTACAAGCGCGAGTGGTTCCAGTGGTACGACCCCGAGCAGCTGCCGAAGCACGCGCAGTTTTACGGGGCGTCCGACTACGCCGTGACGCAGGACGGCGGCGACTGGACGACGCACGTAGTGGGCGCGGTTGCCGGCAACCACATGATGGAAGACCTGTATCTCGTCGACTACTGGACGGGCCAGACCAGCAGCGACACGTGGATCAGCGAATTCTGCGACATGGTGCTGCGCTGGAAGCCCACCGACTGGGCCGAGGAACACGGGCAGATCAGCAAGTCGCTGGGCCCGATGATCGATCTCGAACAGCTGCGCCGGAAAGCGTGGACGCAGCGGGTCCAGATGTCGGTCTCCGGCGACAAGGCGCAGCGCGGGCAATCCTTCCGCGCGCTCGCCGCGCAGCGCCGCGTCTACCTGCCCCGGGGCGCCCCGTGGGCAAACGAACTCCTCGACCGCCTGCTGCGCTTCGGCGCCAGTGCGCGCGACGACGACCACGATGCGTGCGGCTTGCTCGGGCGCCTCGTCTACCAGATGCGCGGCGGCCGCGAAGCGGAGAAGACTGCGGGCAAACCGCAGTACGGCACCTTCGACTGGCTGCTGCACGTGACCGACCAGCAACGCGAGGCGCAGCGCTCGCTCTACCGAGGGTGACCATGAACGACAGCAACAAGATCCGCAGCGCCATCCTCGACCGGCGCCAGACCGGCGAGGACAAGGAAGACCTGAACCCGTTCAACACGGCGCCGAACAGCGAGGCCGAGGCGATCGCTGCTGACGAGATACAGCGCGCGTGCATGAGGTTTGCCGCCGGGCTGCAAGTCTCGCGCGGCTGGCTCACGCTGCAGCAGCTGTGCGACGCCGAGTGGGCGCGGGTGCACTTCGAGGGCGAGCTGCCGCCAGTGCACGGCGTGAACCACGGGGTGTTCTTCTTCAGCATCGACGGCCAGCACGGCAACGGCGGCGGCAAGTTCGAGCGCTGCCTGCTCGGCGACTCGCTCATGATCGTCAGCGCTGCCAATCAGGCCGAGGCCAGCAAGCTCGCGCAGGGAGGGCTGCTGGCTACCGTCAGCGCTGCCCACCGCTACGCCTTCGCCGCCGAGATGGGCGTCGACCTGACCCAGCAAAATCCCGGGATCTCGGTGGAAACCAGCATGCCGAAGCGGCGATAACTGCGGCACCCGCGCGAGGTGCGTGGGTCGTCCGCGCGGGGACGCTTTGAAGTCGCGCCGGCTGGCAGGGCTGCTCTCTGCCGGAGGATCCTCGCATGCAAGTTCGTTCCCTCGGCGCCGTGTCGTCCGCTGTTCGCGGCATCACGCTGGCGTCCGCCACCAGCCCGACCGGCGGCAATCACGTCGCAACGCTCAACGCCAACCACCAGATCCCGAGCATCGCGCAGCACCCGAACAACGCCTTTCGGCGCATTGCCATCTTCGGATGCACGGGCGGCACGAGCATCAACGGCATCTGGACCGCGCGCGCGACCGGTGCCAACACCTTTGCCCTTGAAGGTAGCGTCGCGAACGGCACCGCCGTCGTGACCACCAACGCTGTAGTGGCTGCGGTGATGGACTCTACGCCGTTCATGCGCGGCCACAGCGCGGTTGCGATGGCGCTGAACTTCGTCGACCAAGCCCCCTTCGACGGTACGTTCGCCGTCATGGGCAACCGAAGCGGCGCAGACTCCTCGCTGGACGCCAGCGACGCGGCGATCCTCGCCAGCGACGCCACCACCCTCGCAACCTTTTTCGAGGACTGCGTGTCCGACGTGGCTTGGTCTGTCCCGGGCGACGCCGGCGCCGGCACGACGGACGGCATCACCGAGTTCCGCAACATCACGTTGCGTCGGATGATGTACCTGAACTGCTCGGCGCGCACCGCCGGCGGTCTCAACGTGGTGCTGTTGGTCTGAGCATGCAGGCAGCTCCCGACAAGTTCGGGAAGGAGGGGGACTATCAGTGTCCCCCTCTCCTCGAAAAATGGCAGGAGCGGATCAAGCCGGCTCTTGACGAGCAACGCGAACGCGTCAAGGAGTGGGAGAAGAACCGGACCTATTCGCGCGGGCAGCAGAATCGGGACACGTCGCCGGGTCTCGTTACGACGAACCTGATCTACGCGAATCAGGCGACCATCGTCCCGCACGTCTACTCGAAGAATCCCGAGATATCGGTCACGCCCAGCAAGGCTGTGCATCCCGCGCGCTATGCGGTGGTGAGGGACTTCTCGCGCACGCTGGAGATCGTGCTGCAGCGGATGTTCATCGTCGAAGCGCGCCTCAAGCATCGCATGCGTGGCTCGCTGTACAGCGTGCAGAACACCGGTCAGGCGTGGCTGAAGATGATCTACCAGCGCGACCTTCAGACCGACCCCATCATCAAAAACCGCATCCACGACGCGCAGGACAACCTCGCGCGACTGGAGCGACTTATCGCATCGACACGCGACGCCGACAGCTCGAAGGAAGCGGAGCGCGAGCGCGACGAGATCCGCGTCATGATTGGCGCGCTGGAGAAGCAGGTTGAAGTGGTGGTGAGCGAAGGGCTCGTCATCGACCGCATCCTGACCGACGACATCCTCATCCTCGACCGCACCCTCATCGACTTCGACGCGTACTCGCAGTCCGAGGCGATGGACCACATGGTGTGGATGACGCGGGAGGAGTACGAGGAGCGCTTCGGCATGATGCCGAAGGAGGGCGGCGGCCCGACCATCTTCCACGAGCGCACGCTGAAGAATCCCGAAGCGATACAGCCGACGAACAAGCCCGGCGCGGCCGAGCTGGTGTGCGTGCACGAGATCTGGAACATGCGCACGAACACGGTGTTCACGTTCGGCGAGGGCGCGAAGCAATGGGCGCGCGAGCCGTACCAGCCCGAGCGCATGGCCGAGCGCTGGTATCCGTTCTTCCGCATGGGGTGGAACATCCAAGACGGCACGCACGAGCCGATCCCCGACGTGACGCTCCAGCGTGACCTGCAGGACGAGTACAACGCGAGCCGCACCCAGTGGGCTGCCGTGCGCAAAGAAGCGCGCCCGGTGCGCGTGGTGCGCGGCAACGGCAGCCTCACGCAAGAGGACGTGGAGCGGATCAAGAACCGCAAGAACAACGACATCGTCGTGATCGAGGGGAAGCCCGGCACGCCCCTGCAGGATGACCTCGGCAGCATCGAGGGCATGCAGGTCGACCCGGCGGTGTACGACACCTCGCCCATTCGCGGCGACATGGAGCTGGTCGCTGGGCGTGGTGACGCGGCGGCGGGCGGCATCGTCGAAGCGAAGACCGCGACCGAAGCGGAGATCCAGCAGGCCGGCTTGATGTCGCGCAGCGACTACCGGCGCGATGTCACCGAGGACATCATTCAGGAGATGGCGACTGCGGCCGCCGAGATGCTGCTGCAGGAACTCACCGTACAACAGGTGCAGTTCATCGCCGGCGAGCGCGCCCAGTGGCCGCTGATGCCCAAGCCCGAGATCTTTCAGCTCATCAACATCGAGATCCGCGCGGGCTCCACCGGCAAGCCGAATCAGGCGAAGGAGCGCGAGCAGTGGAAGGAGCTGCTGCCCGTACTGCAGCAGACCGTCACGCAGATTTTCGAGCTACAGATGACCGGCAACATGCAGCTCGCCTCGGTGATGCGCACGCTGCTGAAGGAAACGCTGCGCCGGTACGACGAGCGGCTCGACCTCGAAGAGCTGCTCGGGCCAGAGGATGAAAGCGGTCAGGCCACGCAGATGCAGATGGCGCAGCAGCAGCAGACCATCATGCAGCTGCAGCAGCAGCTTGAGCAGGCAATGGCTCAGCTCGAACAAATCGACCAGCAGAAGATGCAGACCGAGCAGCAGGCCGCTGTCGACCGCCAGCACGAGCGAGGCCTGAAGGAGCGCGAGTATCAGGACCGCGCAGAAGAGCGGCGCATGGCGCGCGAGGAAGCCGCACGCAAGGCGCAGGAGCAGGAGGCTGCCCGGTCCACCGAACAGCAGGGCAAGGCGTCCATGCAGCGCGAGCAATGGGACCGCGAGGATACGCGGGCCGAGGCCGATCGCGAGTTCCAGCGGGAGCAGGCTGCGCTACAGCAGCAGGTCGAGCAGCTGCGCACGCGCATCGAACAGCTCGGCGCCGACCCCGACAACCAAGCCGAAATGGAAAGCCTGTCCGCGCTCACGTCGGTCGTGCAGCAGCTCTCCGAAAGCTTGGCGCGCGACGCCGAGGAGAAGCGGCGCACGCGCGAGCAGGTCATGAGCTACCTGCAATCCAAGAAGCAAGACGACGACTAGCGGAGGTCCGATGAAACAGCCGTCGATGGAATGGCGCCCGAGCATGGGTATGTGGTTGCTGCGCACCGAGTCGCCGCTGCCCGAGCGGGCGGTCAAGGGCGCGGTCGCGTTTCTGCTGAAGACGCAGGCCGCGCGCCGGCTTGCGCTGAAGCCGGGCGATATGCGCGACGACCTCGACGCAAGCGTGCAAGCGCTGCGCGAGGGCAGGGTGCGGCAGTGGGCCGCCGGGCCGCAGATGGATGGGTCTGGCGAAATCGAGGTGTTCGGCTCAACGCAGGGCACCGGCAAAATCATTTCTCTCGGGGGCTGACGATGGCAGCGACTTGGCGAGCGACCGCAGGCGCGGTGGCGTATGCATCCAGCAAGGACATGCTGAACGTGTTCAACGCGACGGGCACGGCGCGCGTGATCCGCGCTTATCGCATGTACTGGTTCAACAACGGCACCGCTGCGGTTACCGGCGTGCTCACGACCGCGCAGGTGCGGCGAATCACCGCAGCCTCTGCAGGCACGGCCGTGACCCCAGTGAAGCACGACAGCAACAGCAGCGCGCTCGACGCGAACACGAGCTGCGGCACGGGGCGCACCGTGACCGGCACCGACATTTTCCGCCGTTTCCTGTTCGTGAACGAAGAGCCAATCGTCGCCGGCACGACGCAGGCAAACTGGCTGACGCTGGTGCCGTTCGCGGAAATCTGGAACGCCGGCTATGGCGACACCAACGTCGAGCCCATTGTCTGCCGGGCGGCCGAGGGCGTGCATCTGTTCCACAGCGGCACGTCAGCGGTAGGCACTGCGGACCTCGAAATCGAGTTCACGGATTCCGCGACCTGACGTGGTCACGCTTCGCCACAAATCGTGCGGGCATGAGTGGCAGGTTGCGCAAGAGCTTGGCGAGCGCGTGCTGCACGACCTGAACGGCGGGACAGGCGGGAAGTCGCCGCCGCTGAAGTGCCCGGCCTGCGAGGTCGAGGATCGCTACTCGGGTTTCGAGGTAGTGGAGAATGCCTGAGACGCTGCACGTCCGACTGGATGCAGTAGACGTGCGCCCGCTCGAAGACGGGCTGTTCGCGATCTTCAACAACGAAGCAGCGGACGAGCGCCGTTATTTCGAGCTTGTCGCGCTGCGAGTATCGCCCGCCGCGCCTGTCAGCAATGGCACTGCGGGCATCGGGACAGCCGGGTCGATGTCGGTGCGCCGAATTACCGCTCTGTCGGGCGGCGATGCGGTGACGCCAATCAAGATGGACACCGCTGACGCTTCGCTGCCGTCGCAGGTCGTCGTCAGCAACAACCCCGGTTCGGTCACAGCAACGGACGTGCTGCGCAGGATTGCGGACGCGCCCACGTACTCGATGATTGCGGCCAATACGCAACTGAGCAGTCGCACCTACGGTGGGTCGATGGTGACTCACCAGAAGAGCCACTTCGCCGATATCTGGCGCGGCGGCGAAAGCGCAGATGTAGAGCCGATCATCCTGCGCGCGGGCGAGGGGATCGGGCTTTTTCAGGACAGCTACGGCTCGCAGCACTCGATGCAGACCGCAGCAGTCGTGACCAACGTCGCCACCGGCGCGACCTACATCTGCCGCTCGGTGGACATAAGCACCGACCGGCGGTTGGGCGAAGCGAACTTTGCGATCATGAACGGCAGCGGCTCGGGCGTAACGCTCGCGGTCAGGCTCTGGGTGCTGCCGATGGATGGCGAGGCTGTTCTGACCCCCGGCCTGCGTCTCTGCCGCATTGCTGGCATCGCGATGGGCGGCGACAGCGTGACGCCGATTCGGCCCGACACCAGCAAGACCGCGCCCTCGTCGCTGTCGTTGAAAGCTGGCCCGTTTCAACCCGTGATCGCCGGCGAGTGGCAGGCGGACTATTACCAGACTGCGGGCGCGTCGTTCGCTAACTCAAACCAATCAATTCCGATATGGAATCAGAAACAGATTGACGCCGGCACATTCTCGCGCGCGACGGTGGCGAACATCTTCCCGGCAGTGGGCGAGACGAAGATCGGCATGCAGCGTAGCGCGCTCGGCAACGACCTGCTGTTCAGCGCCGAACCCGGCAGCGGAATCATCATCAAGCCCGGCGACGGTCTAGCGCTGGTGGCGGGCAGGGAGGTGGTTCTTTCAGTGGGCGGCCCGATGGCTATTGGGTCGAACTCGACCTTCATCAACTTCGACATCGAGGCGACGATCCTGCATTACCCGCCGCCCGCAGGAAGCGGCACCTACCCGCTCGCGGGTGACGTGGATCTGGGCGTGGCCTACGGCCCGAACGGCAACGACTACACCGGCACGCTTGAACAGCCGGCGGCGGCCGACGTGAAGGCGGGCGTGCAATACGGCGCGAGCGGCACGGAGTTCACCGGCACCTACGCGGGCGGCGGCGGGAACACCTACAGCAAGTCGCGCGTCGTCAACAAGGGCTGACAGATGCTGAAGCAATCCACGGCGCGGAACCTCATGGTGTTCCTGACGGATTCCGCCGACCACGTCTCCGGCAAGACCGGCGCAACGCTCACGATCACGGCGTCGAAAAACGGCGGCGCATTCGCGTCGATCACGCCGACGGTCACCGAGCGCGGCAATGGCTGGTACAGCGTGGCGCTGACCACGGCGCACACCGACACATTGGGCGACCTCGCGCTGCGCGCAACGGCCGCCGGGTCCGACCCGATTGACCTGCGAGAGCAGGTATTCGCCGCGCTGCCGGGCGAGTCCGTGGCGGTTGCCAGCATCGCGAATGACGCGATCACTGCGGCAAGCATTGCCGCGAGCGCAGTGACCGAGCTGCAGGCCGGGCTGTCCACGCTCGACGCCGCCGGCGTGCGCGCAGCGCTCGGGCTTGCCGCCGCCAACCTCGACACGCAGTTTGCCGCCGGCGCAACGGCGGCTGCGCTGGCGACCGTCGACACCGTCGTCGACGCAATCAAGGTCAAGACCGACTCCCTGACGTTCACGGTCGCGGGTCAGATTGACGCGAACATCCAGTACGTGAACGACGCGCAGGTGAAGGGCACAGGGCAGGCCGGGAACGAGTGGGGGCCCGTGTAAGTGTCCACGTGGGCCTCGTCGTGGGCGTCATCGTGGGCGCTTTCGTGGGGTGGGGCGGCCGTCGCCCCGGCCGCGCCCGACAAGGGCGGCTCGCACGGCTACGACATCAGCGATCCGCGCCACCCGTACTGGCGCATCCGCGACGAACTGGATGAGCAGCAGGCCGCCGAGCCCGCGCTCGAAGAACGCGCCCAGCAGCGCCTACCCGCTGACGACCAAGCTGCCCCCGCAACAGCAAACCCCGCGCCGAAAGCTCCCGGTGCGGAGGTCGTCAAGGCGCTGCTGGGCGTCCCCAATTTGGATGTGGGGGAAAAATCCCCCACTCCCCCGCAGGCAGCCGTCAAGGAATCCTTGACAGCTCCCCCGAAACGCCGCACGCCCGATGTCGATGAGGACGTGCTGCTCCTGCTTCTGATCGACTGAGGAGGTCACCCGATGTTCATCCCTGATCGCATTCTGCGCAGCCCCGAAGACGACGCCGGCTCGGCGCCGCTCGACACCGGCGCGGACACCAGCGCTGACGCAAGCCTAGAGGCAGCCCCGGCCGCCGCGCCCGACGCCTCGCACGAGAGCGCGGAGGAGGCTGTGAAGGCCGCGCTCGGCAGCATGGCACCCGAGCCCGCCCCGGAGGCGAAACCCGCGCCTGCGGCCGCTCCTGAAGCCAAGAGCCCGGTCCCGGGCGAGGCGCCCCCGGCTGACTCGCAGCGCGCCCCGCTCGACGACCTGACGCAGATCCCGCGCGGCCTGAGCGGCGAGGCGCGAGCCCGCTACAAAGCGCTCGGTGACCACGCGCGGCAGCTGAATGAACAGCTCAGCGAGCGCTCGAAGGATTACGAGGCGGTCGCCCAGCGCATCAACACCTACGAGTCAGTGCTGCGCGATGCCGGCGCCACGCCAGAGGTGCTGAGCGGCCATCTGAACTACATCAAGGCGATCAACAGTGGCGACCTTGAGGGCGCGCTCTCGTTCATCGAGAACGAGCGTGCCGCGCTGGCCCGCGCCATCGGCAAGCCCATCGAGGGGGTCGACCTTCTCGCCGACTTCCCCGACCTGCGGCAGCGCGTCGACGGCTTCGAGCTGACCGAGCAGGACGCGCTCGAAATGGCGAAGCTGCGCCGAGGGCAGCAGCAGCTCGATGCGCAGCGCCAGTCTCAGCAGCAGCAGGAGCAGCAGCGCCAGCAGATGGACGCCTACAGCGCGGAGCGCGCGTCGGCGCTGTCTGAGATCAAGGCGTGGACCGAGTCGCAGCAGTCCTCAATCGACTGGGATGTCATGGAAGGCGCGGTCGTCACGTTTTTGCAGCAGCCGGCGACCCAGCAAATTCTGGCGCAAACGCCACCCAAGAACTGGCTCAACTTCATCAAGAGCCACTACGCTTCGGTCCAGCAACTTGCCGCACGCTCCGTGCAGGCGCCGCGAACCGGGGTCACCCCGCTGCGGCCGCGAGGAGCAGGCGGCACAGTAACCTCGCAGGCGTCGTCGTCCGAAGATGCGGTACGGCAGCGCCTCGGTTACTGAGGCAGTCTGAGGCTCGCCACCTCCGAAGCCCACACAGCGAGAACGTGGGCGGCACCCCGGCTCGCACCCGGGGCGTCGTTTAGGCAGTGAACTCGCCTCGCCAGCGGAAGCGGAAAACCGTTTCAACTGACGAGGTGTCTCATGCCCTTTACCGATCAGGAAATCGCCGAAGCCGGCGTCGCAGTTCTCGACCATTACCTGCGCAACAAGCCCATCGACCAGATCGCCGTTGAGCGCGTGCTGCTCAAGGCGCTGATGCCGACGAAGAAGGAAGTCGCTGCCGCGAAGCAGTTCATTCAGGAGCAGATTCGCGACAAGTACCAGTCGAACTTCCAGTGGTTCAACGGCGCGCAGGTCGTGACCTACAACCGTCGCCACACCATCCAGCAGACGCAGTTCCCGTGGCGCTCCGCGCACGACGGCGTCAGCATCGACGAAGACCGCCTGATTCAGCACGGCATCACCGTCACCGACGGTGGCCCGGGCGGCATGGCGAGCGGCTCCGAGATCACGGTGCTGACCAACCTGCTCGAAGAGCAGATGGAAGTCTTGCGCCTCGGCTTTGAGGAGCGGTTCAGCAAGTTCCTGCACCTCGACGGCACCAGCTCGACTGATGCGCTGGCGGGCCTCGATGCGCTCGTGTCGACGGCGCCGACTGCCGGCACACTGGGCGGCATCAGCCGCGTGAACAACCCGTGGTGGCGCAATCAGGTGGCTACCTCGATCGATGCCACCGTTGCCACCGGCACGTTCCTCGACCGGATGGAGCTGCTGTGGCGGCAGATGGTCCGCAACGGGGGTCGCCCGACCAAGATCATCTGCGGCGGCGAATTCTACGACGCCTTCCGCAACTTCATGCTGAAGACCTACGGCAAGATGGACTTCGGCGCAGTGGGCTTCAAGCGCATCCAGACCGGCACTGAAATGCTCACGTTCCACGGCGTGGAAATGGAGTGGGCGCCGGAATTCTCCGACATCGACGCCGAGTTCGGCGGCTCTCCGACGTGGGAGAAGCGCTGCTACTTCCTGCGCCTCGGCGACAACATGAAGCTGCGCCCGATGAAGGGGCAGGACATGATCACCCGCAAGCCCCCGCGCCCCTACGACCGCTACGAGTATTACTGGGCCATCACGTGGCGCGGTGCGCTCACGGTCAATCGCCTGAACGGCATGGGCGTCGCGGCGATCGCCTGATCCATTGACGGCTTGGGGCGGTGTGACAGCCGCCCCTGTTTTCTTTCCACCCCGAGGAGGTCACGCCTTGAGCCAACCGAAACCCAGAACCCGCGCGATGACGAAGGAGCAACTTGCGAACAGCCTCGTGCTGCCGCGCCGCGCCCTCGTCGAAGTGCGCCGCGACATGACCGAGTCCATTGCGAAGCTCGTGTACGAACACGAGATCGACGTGCTGCGCGAAGTGCACGGCGAGGGCAACGTCACCGTCATCGACGACCCGCTGAAGCACAACATCCTGATCGGGCCACCGGACGTCATTGACGCCGCGCGCGTGGAGGCCCAGCGCGCCGCGAAGCGTGGGCAGCGCGTCGTCGCGCTGTTCATGCACACCGAACATCCGATGCGCAAAGAGCTGATCGACGAAAACAACGAAGCGGCAGGCCACCGCTGGGTCATGGACCCCGTGTTCGTCGGCGACGAAATGCAGCGCCTGCGCACCGTGTACGGCATGCACCACGAAAAGAAGGAAGCTTTCGTCGACGCTGTGTACCCGCACGAAATGGATTTCGTCGAAGCATGCGGCGGCCTGTACAAGCCGGAGGACTACGCGGAATCGCCCGCGAGAGTCGAGGTGAAGGGTGCCGCTTAATCGCACCCTCGGCGAACTCCGGGGCGAGCTGTCGAGCCGCCTCGGGTTCGGTGCTGCGGGCGCGAACAACGGCGCGCTCGTCAGCATCCTGAACAACATCCTGTTCAGCTCGCAGGTGCAGCTGTACTGGGGGTTTGACTGGCGCGCGCTGCGCGCGTGGAAAGTCGAAACAGTCGGCGCCAACCAGATCAACGTCGACTTCCCAGCAGAAATTCATCCCGACCGTGTCGACTGGGTCAGCATCAAGTACAGCAACGTATGGACCCCGCCGCTTGAGCGCGGGATCAGCGCTGAAATGTACACCTCACAGGACCGGGTGAGCGTGCCCACGCACTGGGACACGAACATCGCGACCGGCACGCTGCAGATCGAGTTCTGGCCCGAGACCGACACGAGCTACGACTACCGGGTCTACGGCATGGCGCCGCTCGCGCGCTTCAGCCTCGACGGCGACCGCACGATGCTCGACAGCGACATCGTGTTCCTGCACGCGCTGGCCGCTGCGAAGGCGCACTACCGACACCCGGATGCGTCGCTGTACCTGCAGCAGGTCGAGCAGCTCGTCGCCGCGCAGAAGAACAAGCAGTGGACCAAGCGCGTCTTCCGAGAGGGCGACGACGCAGGCAGCTGGCTACCGAAGCCGCTCGTCGTCGGGCGCGACATCTAACTTGAAAGGAACACTCACATGTTCAGCTCCCCTGCCGGCGAAGTAAAAGCCCTGCTGTCAGCGCAGGCCAGCGCAACGACTGGAAGCGTCGCCACAGCGCCGGCGTTCGGCAAGGCGATCGAGGCGACCGTTCGCCACAACACGACCGGCGCGGTCAGCGCGACCATCGAGATCTACGGCAACACGCGCAACGACAACACCGACGGCATCCTGCTCGCAACCATCACCCTGTCCGGCACGACGGTCGCGCGCGATGGCTTCGCCTTCGACGCGCCGTGGCCTTTCATCTACGCCAAGCTCAACGCGATCAGCGCGACGTCTACCGTCGACGTGGACTTGGCGGTCTGACATGCCGGTCGACGTGACAGGGGCGGCTTACTCGATGGGCCGGGTGTTCCGGTCAGTGTGGTTCGACGCCATCGGTAGCTCGTCTTTCGTGGTCCCCGGCGGCGTTGAAGAAATCATCGTCACGGGGTGCGGCGGCGGCGGCGGCGGTGGCGGTGGGCATGCGACCGCAGGGGGAGGCGGCGGCGGCGGCGGCGCACGGGCGTGGCTTGAAACGCCAGTACCTGTCGTCCCCGGTGAAACGCTGACGATTTTCGTAGGGCAAGGCGGTGCAGGCGGCGCGGGTGGCGCATCGCCGCTCGCGGGCTCTAATGGCAATGCGTCGCAAATCCTGCGCGGCGCGAATCCGATCTGGAACGCTAATTCCGGCGTCGGTGGACAAGCAGGCACCGGAACCAACGGCGGAAACGGCGGCGCGGCAGCCGGCTCGTTTATCGGCGCGAGCGGCGGTGCTGGCGCGACCGCAAGTGCTGCGGTTGCTGGCGCGATCAACACGACCAACAACAAGCAGATGGAAATGTTCATTTCCTCCACGGGGGGTTCTGGCGGCGGAAATGCCTCGTTTCCCGGCGCTGCGGCGTGGTACGTCGGGTCTGGCAGCCAAGACACTGCGCAAGCGAACAACTCTGGCGGCGATGGCGGAACGACAATCCTCGCAATGAACTTGGTCAATGGCGCGTGCGGGCGAGGCGGCGCGCCCGGCGGCAACGCCCCGGCCATTGCCGCCAATATGTACGGCTGCGGTGGCGGTGGCGGTGGCGGCGGAAGTCCCGGCGGCGCGGGCGCGGCTGGCGCTTCCGGCACGATCTGTATCCAGTGGTGGGAGTGACGACATGCCTGTCAATTTGAACGCAGTCGCATCCTCAGCCCGCCGCTCTGGGCGTATCCGCGCAAGGGGCTTTGCGGGCAACGGCACATTTATCGTGCCGTCGCACGTCAACATGATCTGGTTGACGATAGTCGCCGGCGGTGGTGGTGGTGGCGGCGGCAACAACACGGCGACGACCGGCGGTGGTGGCGGCGGCGGGTCAGGATCGAATGGCTGGTGGCGCGTGCCGTGTCGCGTCACCCCCGGTGAGACGCTGACGGTGACCGTCGGCGCGTTCGGTTCTGGCGGCAATGGCGGCGCAGCGCCCGGTAACGGCGGGCTCGGCACGGTCAGCACTGTCGTGAGCGCGGGCGGCCGGCTGCTGTCGCGCGCCTCCGGCCCCGGCGGCGGGGTTGCGGGGGCGGCGGCAGCCGGTGGCGCGAGCGGCGCCTCTGGCGGGCTTTACGGTCAGGGCAGTGTTGCCGCAGGCGCGGTCGCCTCAATGGCACGCAACGGCAACGCGCAAGGCCGAATGATCATGTGGTCGACAGGCTCGGGCGGCAACAACAATGGAGGATCGGCCGGGTTCGGCGCGATTGCGGCCACAGACATGTCGTTCGGCGGCTCGCTTGGGAATAACTCTGGCGGAAACGGCGGCACCTGCGGGCTTTTCGGGGGGAATGTCCAGTCTTCTGCCTTTGGCGTAGGGGGCACCGCTGGCAATAACGGCGCCACCCCGGACGCGTCCAACTACGGCTGCGGCGGGGGTGGTGGCGGTGGCACTGGCGCGGGCGGAAACGGCGGCAACGGCACTGCCGGGTTCGTCAGAATTGAATGGGTGGACTGATGAGTCAGCGAACTATCTTCGTGAAAGCCGGCACCGTCATCGAGGTGTCGATGTGCGACCCCGGATACTGCGACGAGTGGTGCCGCGTGCGCGGCTACGACGGATGGGCACCAGCGACCGCCGAGCTACCAGACGTGCTGCGCGAGGTCGAGGTCGGCGACACGATCAGCGCGTCGAAGCGCGCGGGCCGGCCGTTTGAACTGAACAAGGCAACGGCCACGGTCACCCGCGAGGGCGAGCGGTTCATCAGCAGCGGCGTGCGCGACTACGCGAAGCTGCGCGCAGGGCAGGCAAAGGCGCAGGCCAAAGCGCCCCAATTCACCGAGCAGGGGTAACGCATGGATCCAGAAGCTCTGCGCCACGTCCTCGTCAGCGTGCTGGAGGAGCGCGCGCGGGTCGATGGTGAAACGCACGCCACGCACCACCGCTGGATCGAACTGCAGGTCGAGGCGCAGCACAGACGGCAGGCAATCGTCGACCACGTCTACAAGACGATCGTGGGCACGGTTATCGTGGGTGCGCTGGTGTGGGTCGGCACGCAAGCGCTCAGGGCGCTGAAGGGCGCCTGATGCCGCAGGTTGTCTTCGACAAGTTCAGCTCTGGCCTCGATCGCCGCAAGAGTCGCGACACCGCCGGCGCCGACGCGCTCTTCGAGCTGACCAACGCCCACGTCAACGCCGGGCAGGAGTTGGTGAAGCGCGCCTGCGCGAGCCTGCAGTTGGAGCTTGAGTCCGGCTCTGTCGGGCTTCGCGCTGCGCTCGGCAAGCTGAATACCTTCACGACCGACCGCACGCTGGTTCACGGCAACCCGCTGGTGCGGGCGAACTTTGTCCCGCACCCGACCGACAGCACGCGCACGATCGCGAAGATCCACTATTGCGAAGCGTTCCGGGGATACCTGTACGTCGTCGTCGAGTACGACAACGGCAGCGTGTTTCACCACTACCTCGACGCCGGCAGCGCGAGCGCAAAGCCGAGGGATGCTTCGCCGAAATGGGCGGCGTCGACTGCGTATGTCACCAATCCTGCCAGCCCGACGTTCGGCCCTTCATACGTCACGCCCACGACGCCGAACGGGTTTCGCTACGAATGCACCGTCGCCGGCACCAGCGGCGCCACCGAGCCGGCATGGCCGACGACCCTCGGCGCGACTGTCGTGAGCGGCGGGGCGACCTTCACCTGCCGCAGCTTCGTCATCACCGACACGAACTGCCCGCAGACCAAGTCGGTTGTGAAGGTGCAGGAGAAGCTCTATGCCGTGAAGGGCGAGGTCGTCCGGTTCTGCGCTGCGGCGAACGCGCGCGACTGGACGACGGCCAGCGACGCAGGCTTCCTCGCCACCGGCTCGTATCAAGACGACAGCAGCGAAGCGCTGGCGGTCGGCAAGTTCAAGTCCGCGCTCGCCGTGTTCTTCGCGGACGCAGTGCAGGTGTGGGCGGCGGACCCTGACCCAAGCCTGACGGCGCTGTCGGACACCGTCCCGCACGTCGGCACGCGATTCCCGCGCGCTGTCGGGCAGGTATCGCAGGAGACGCTGTTCCTGAGCGACAACGGGTTCCGGTCGATTGCGCTGTCGGTGAACACGGATCAGCTGCAGGACAGCGACATCGGCGCGCCGATCGACTCGATCGTGAAACCGCTGATCGCGACGCTGACCGACCCGTTCTCCGAGTGGTATGCCGGGCAGTTGTGGACGGTGTGCGGGGCAGACGTGTTTGCGTTCACGTTCAGCCGCGCGAGCAAGGTCAATGCGTGGAGCCGGTTCCGCTTCCCGTGGAACATCGAAGACGCAGCCGCGCTGAACGGCAAGCTCTACCTCCGCGAGGGAAACAACGCCTACCTGCTCGACGAGAACACGCATCAGGACGGTGACAGCGCGCCCGAGGTCGTCATCGAAATGCCGTTCATCGACTGCAAGGCGCCGGGCGCGCTGAAACTTTTTCAGGGCGTCGACTGGGTCGGCGAGGGCTCGGCCTCGATCAGCTTCCGCTACCGCACGACGGACGCGAACGGCAACCCGACCGAGGGCATCACCGACCCGGTCATCCTGCTCGACAACAGCATGCCCGGCGTCATGACCCCGGTGGAGCTGTGCGCCACAGCGATCGCCCCTCGCATCACGCACCGCGCAAACGAAGCCTTCTCGATGTCACGGCTCGCGCTCTACTACGAGCTGCTCGGGCCGAACTGAGGTAACAGCATGGCAATTCCGCAAGGCACAGCCGGCCCGGGCGGCGCGCGATTCGGCGCCGGCGCGGGCGGCCCCAACCGCTTCGACCATACAGCGCAGGGCGCAGGGCTCTGGTCGATCGGCATCGATCCGAACGCGCCGGATGTCGACGCGCAGGTGCAGCGCTGGTTCAACAGCCAGCCCGCAGCGGTGCAGGCGGACGTTCGTCGCGGGCTCGCGTCCAACGGCAACAGCCTGACGCGAGCGGCGGACTGGCGTGGCCGCGACGTGGCGCGAAAGATCCAGAAGGAGAACGGGATCTTCGATGTCGGCATCGGCAAGATCCTCGGCGACATCGCGCCCTACGCGGCAGCCTTCCTGCCCGGCGGGCAATTCCTCGCGCCCGCGATTGGCGCCACAGTTGGCGGCGTGCGTGATGGGCTTGGTGGCGCGCTGCTTGGCGGCGCCACCGGCTACATGGCGGGGCAGGCCGCGCCGGGTATCTCCTCGATGTGGCAGGGCGCCGGTGGCGCCAGCACGCTGCTAAAGGCGCCGGGCACGTTCGCCTCGAACCTCGGCCGCGATGCGCTCACGAAACTGCAAGGGGTGGCCCCGGGCTACGGCGGGAATGCAGCAGCCGCACTCGGGAAGACCGCTACCAAGCTTGCCGTGAACACCGGTCGCGCAGCGGTCGGCGCAGCAGGCGGCGGCACTGGCGGATCGATGAGGGATCAGCTCATTGCCGGCGGTCCGCAGCTCGTCGGTGCCGCGCTTTCGGCGGGCTCGGGCGACGGCAGCGACGCCTACGACAAAATGCTGCTCGACGCGCGCAACCAGAACAGCGCCACGCAGGCGATGCGTGCTAGCGGCGTACAGAGCGCGAACAACGCGTTCGCCAATCAGGACGACTTCTACAACCGGTTGCGCGGCTCCGTGTTCGACTACCACAAAGGCGACCTCGACCGCGACATGGCGGACGAGTCGCGTCGGCTGAAGTTCGAAATGATCCGCCGTGGGCACCTCGGCGGATCGCAGGAGGTCGACGCCACCGGTGACCTGCAGCGCCTCTACAACGAGGGGCTGTTGCAGGCCGGCGGCATCGCCGACAGCGCGCGCAATCAGGCCCGGGCCGGCGACCAAAGTGCGCGCGCGCAGGCCATCCGCGACATCACGCTCGACGTCGACTCAGGCACTGCAATCAACAGCGCCATCAACCAGTCGCAGCTCGCCGGCCAGCAGGCATTCGATCAGGCGCGCGGCCAGAACCTCGGCGACACCTTCTCGCGCCTCTCCTATCTCTACGATCAGGGGCAGCAGAAAAGGGGGCGCGCGGCCGCTGTGCGCGACTACAGCGCGATGCGCGGGGGCTCGGGCGTAGGCCCGGCGAGCAACAGCTCCGGCACCGTCTACAACAGGTTGGGTTGACATGAACATTCTCGACGCACTCCTTCCGATCGCGGCGACCGCCGCCGGCCACTTCGTGAAGCAGTCTGCGGTGAAGTCCGCCGACAAGAAGCGCGCGGCCGTGATGCGCGAAATGGGCGCGATGAACAACGACGCGATGCGCAAGCAGGTCGCGGTCACCGACCAGCAGGTCCAGCAGTACCAGCCGCAGCAGCGCATGCCGGCGCTCGACCGCGCCGAGCAGCAGGCAGTGCAGCGCCTGACATCCGACGTCACTGCGCCGAGCGCTGCCATCGCGGGCCCGGTGTATGGCGGCAAGGTGTCCGACGCCTACAGCGACGCGAAGGCGCGCCGCGCGGCAGATGAGCTTCGCTATGCCACGCGCCTCGCGTCACTGCAAGGCAAGGCAGCGGCGCCTGCGGACCTCGCGCTACAGGAGTCGTTCAACAACATGGACGGCTCGCTGCAGCGGGCTGGCATTCGCTCCGACCTGCGGGGCGCGATGGGCGTGCGTGAGCTGCAGATGAATTCGATCGAGCCGAGCGGCGGCATGATGATGGCGGGCGACATGCTACAGGGCGCCGGCATGGCGATGGGCACGCCCGCGCCGCAGGGTTACCCCATGTTTGGCGCCGGCGCCGCGCCCGTTTCCGCGCCGAGCATGATGCCGGGCAGCGTGGTCCCGGGCGCCGCCTCCACGAAGTTCGGCACGCGAGGCAACGCTGTGCCGGGCCGACGCACGGGCGTGTCGCAGCCGTCACTCGGCTCGTCTCTGCGGCAGGGAGGTTTCTCGTGAGGTTCCGCACCTACGCCGGCGCGTCGCGCGGCATCAACGACGTCATGGGCGCATTCGCTTCGCGCGGCGGCAACGCCTACGGCGACCAGATGCGCGACCTCGCCTACGTCGACAGTGCGCGCTCCAGCGCAGCACGCGACGACAGCGAGACGGGACTGAACCAGCAGAAGTACGCCGCGCGCGAGAGCCTGCCGAGCGTGCTGTCCGAGATCCCGCTGCCGGCCGGGATTACCCCGGGCGCGATTGCGTCGCTGTATGCCAGCAGTGAAAACCCGAACCTGCGCGATGTCACGCAGGGGCTCGGCGACCTGAACAGCTACGAGGCGCAGCGTGGCGCGCTCGGCGCCGCACAGCGTGGCGACGTGATGGGCGTCAATCTGTACGGCGCGGCCGCGCAACCGGGCACGGGCGTGGAGCCGTTCAAGCAGTCCGAGTCTGGCGTCATCAACTCGATCACCGGGAATCACTCGTGGAGCCCGGGTCACGGAGCGCTGGTGAATTCGCGTAACGCAGCAGCAGGCGCAAGCGCTGCAGCTGGCCGCGCCAGCGACGCGCACGCCGGGCTGTACCAGCAGCAGGCGATGAACGAGCGGTATCGAGACGTCGCTCCGGGGTACAGCGTTGTGCAGCTGGGCCAGCAGCCCGCCGCGCAAATGCCGGGCATCATCGGCGCGCTGCCGGACGGCCGCCCGATCGTGCAGAACGACGACGGCTCAATCAGCACGCACCGCATGGCGACCGTCACCGACCCGCGCCTGAACGGCGGCCGCGCCACCAACATCCCGACCATGATCAACGGCCAGACCGTGATGCCCGAGCAGGCGCTCGAAGCGGCGGTCGGCGGCAAGGGCGTCGACCCGTACACCGGCAAACCCTACGCAAGCTACGACAGCGTCGACGACGCCGAGGTCGACTATGCACTGCGTCAGCATCCGCAGATTGACCGCGAGGCGTCGTGGCAGCAGCAGCAGTTCCAGCAGCGCGCAGGCAATCGCGTTGTCGACACGCTGCAGGAGGTCTATCGAGCGCCGATGACCCCGCAGCAGATGGACGCAGGTAGCGGTGGCGGCGCGGACGGCACGGCCAAGCAGCAGCGCTACAACGAACTGGTTGCTCAGGGCATGCCCCCGCGCGCAGCGCAGGCTGTCGTCGACGGGACGCTGAAGCCGATCGGCGACGCGAATGGTTTGGTCAAGGGTTACGCCGACGTGGCGAACCAGCAAACCGTCTCGACCATCGACGACAAGGGCATGCTTCAGCTCACCGACTACGGCCGGCAGTTCTATGGGCAGACCGCGCCAGCCGCCGCGCCAGCCGCCGCGCCAGCCGGAGTCCCGCCGGGCGCGGAAATCGCAACAAACGACAAGGGCGACATCATGTATCGCGACCCGGTCACGAAGCAGTGGGTGCCAGCCAAATGACGCTGCCGCCGCCTCCCCCGGGCTTTCGTGTTGTAGGGCAGGCCGCGCAGCCGGCGCAGGCCGAAGGTCCGCTGTCGCCCATCAAGCCTATTGAGCTGCCGCCGCCCCCGCCGGGCTTCAAGGTGGTGGAACCGCAGTCGCAGCCGGGTTTCTTCGCGAACGCTGCGCGCGGCATGGCAGAGCGTGGCGCGGACCTGATGGGCGGCCTGATCGACGCGGGCGTCGGCATTGCCGAGGCGCTGCCCGACTGGGCGCAGGCCGGCGTGGTCTACGACGATCAGGGGCTGCGCTTCGTCACCGGCGACGAGTACCGTCAGGCCCCGTCCGTCGCGGGCAACCTTGCCAAGACGCTACGCGCGAACAATGCGGGCTATGTGCCGCAGGGCACGTGGGAGAAAGTCAAGAGCGCCGAGGGGATCGTCGACACGCTGGCCGAGGTCGGCAAATTCTCTGCCGAGCAGGGCATCGTTTCCATCCCCGACATGTTCATGGCGGCGTCGCCCGCCGGCCTGCCGACCTACATGACGATGCGCAGCGGCGAGCTGGCGCGTGACCGCGCAACGGCGCACGGGCGATCCGAAGTCTCCGCGACCGACCTCTCGATGGCTGTGCCGACGGCGGCCGCTGTTTCCGCGCTGGAGCGGATCGGTGCGATGGGGATCTTGAACCCCGGCACCGCAGGCATGGGCGCACTGAAGGGCGGGGCCGTCGGCGCACTCACCGCCGGCACGCGCGAAGGGCTCACCGAAGCCCCGCAGGAAGCGCTCGAATATCTGACGACGACCCCGCAGGACAAGCTCTCGTGGCGCGAGGCGGGCGATCGGGCACTGGCAGGGGCAGTGGCAGGGGCTGGCTACGGCGGCCCACTGGGCGGCGTCTCCGGCGCCGTGCAGGGCACGCAGCCGGGCCCGAACCAGCCGCCCGGCCCAACTGACCAGCAGAAGCTCGACATCCTGCGCGCGGTCGAGGCGCTCGCCCCCGCCTACGAGCAGCAGGCCGACCCGACGCAGATTGCCCCCGCCGCGATCGCCGCCGGCAACGAACGCCTGCGCGGCGGCTACGACCAGATTGCCGACCTGTTCCAGCGCACCGGCACGAGCCCGTCGCCGGGCGTGGCGGTTGAGCCGACCATGCTCGACGAAGTGGAGATCCCGCCGACGCAGGAACCGCCGGCACCGGTGCGGCTGAATGACCAGCTGGTCGACATGGTCGTGCGCATGCGCGAGGCGCAGGAACGCGCGCAGCGCGCGCAGACGCAGGTCGACGAGAATGTGCCGGTCGAGGAAATAGAAGCGCTCCCTGCGCCCGAGGCGCGGCTGAATGAGCCGTTCCCGCCAGCCCCGCCGAAGAAGGGCACGAAGGTCGAGGACATCGGCAGCCTGCTCGAAGAGATCGAGCTGGCGCCGCCGCCGCAGGAGGGGACGCTCGCGCTGCCGCCGCCGGCAATGCCTGTCGACTCGCGCGGCGTGGCCGCGACCCCTGCCATGCAGCAGCAACTCGAACAGCGTGCCGCTGCAGCTGAGCGCACCGGCAACGTCGAGGGCGCAATGGCGATGCGCCGCGACGCGCTGACGCCAGACTTGCGGCCGCAGCCGGCCGCCGACGGCATCGAGGCGGCATTCGAGCCGGCCGAACAAATCGAAGCCCTGCCCGCCCCGGACGGGACGCGCCTCTCGCGCGCCGTGCCGAATCAGCAGGGCGCACCCGTCCGCCGTGGCCCGGACGTGGGTCGGCTTCAACAAGCCTTTGAGGGGCTGACCTCCTCGCTCAAAGGTGCCGCCCCCGTCCGGGTCGTGGCGACCTCCAGCGAACTCCCCGCGCACATCCGCGCGAAAATGGAGGCGGAAAGCGCCGAAGGCGTGGCCGGCGTGTACGACAACGGCACCGTGTACATGGTCGCCGACGAGCTGCCGAACCCCGTCAAGGCCGCGCGCACCTACTTCCACGAGCAGGTCGCTCACGCCGGGCTTCGCGGGCTGTTCGACATCGCGAACTCCCCCGAGGGCAGGCGCGCGTTCGACAAGCTGCTCGACGACGTTGTCGCGGCAGGGCGCGCTGGCAAGCTCAACCTGCGGGAAAATGAGTTTACTGACGCGCGCGAGGCGGCCGAGGAGTACATCGCCCGCACCGCCGAGCGCGGCGCGCGCGACCCCGCCGGCGTGATGCCCCGTGCGCGCGTCATGGTGGCGCAGGCGCTGCGCAGGACGCCCGTGCTGGGGCAATACTTCAAGCACATCACGCAGGACGAGATCGACGCCCTGCTGGCCCGTGCGCGGCGCTACACCGAAGAGGGCGGCAACGTCACGCAGGACTTCCGGGGCTCGCGCTTCGCGCGCGGCCTGCCGGGTGACACGCGCTTCGCCCGCAGCGTCGGCACGCAGCGGCTAGGGCACGACCAGATCCTCCGGCTTGCCGACGGCTCGTGGCGCCGCAATGGCAACGGCGACATTTCCGGTGCGCCCCAGAACATCAAGACCGACGCCGACATCCAGACACTGGTGAACCGGGTCATCGAGAACATGGAAGACCCGCTCGCGCAGATGCCCGAGTCGGCGTGGTGGTACGAGCGCAGCGGCGAGGAGATCCGCCGGCTCGCGAAACACGACAAGGTGCTGATGGAGAAGATCGTGCGCGTCATGGCGCGCTTCTCGGTGAATGCGCAGGTCGGTGCCAACACGACCTTCGCGGTCAAGGCCGCTTACCAGATCGCGCGGGGCGAGCGCGTCAAGTCCGGCCGCTTCCCGAATGTGTTCGCGCGCGAAGCGGAGCGCCTGCTCACCGACAAGGAGATGACGCTCGACACCCCGGGCGTGAACCGCAAGGTGCTGAACTTCTACCGCAATTTGTGGGACGCGACCTTCAAGTCGGACAAGTACGAAAACGCCGCCACGATGGACATGTGGATGGCGCGCCTGTACGGGTACACCACGGACCACTTCACCGACGCGCAGTATCGCTTCGCGAACTACATCACGCAGGAAGTGACCCGCGCCTACAACTCGAAGCACCAGACGCAGCTCAAGCCCCGTATGGCGCAAGCAGCGCTGTGGACCTACGCGCGCGCCGCCGGATTGGACGACGGGGCCGACGCGGACTTCGATGCGAAGTACGACTTCCAGTCCTACCTGCAGCGGGCCGAGCAGAACATCACGTGGGAAGCGGTGCCGTCCGCCAGCCTGCCGGGCGCTGAAGCGCTCGTGAATGCACCGCGCGACGTGCGCGAGCGCTACACGAAGGAAGCCGCCGCCGTCACGGTGAAGGGCGGGAAAGACCTGCTGATGGATGCGCTGCAGGCCCCGCTCTACTCGACCGAGCGCGGCAAAGGTGCGTTTGAGGGCGCGGTCAATAGCAACATGGTTGCGACGCTGGCCGCCCTGAAGCCCGACAATTACGACCGCTCACTGGCCGACCTCTACGCTATTGCAACGCTGTACGTGCACAGTCAGGACGCTGTGCCGTGGTTCCAGTTGGACCCGAAGGCGACCAACGCCGACAAGGGCATTGCGCTGGAGTTCGCGAAGTCCCCGTCGCAGCGCGACCTCGAAGTGCTGGAGCGTGCGCTGCGCGCGAAGCTCGGCAATGCCGGGTTCACGCAGGCCGGCAAGCGCGTGTTCATCATCGACTTCGGGAATGTCGGCAAGGGTTACAAGAAATTCTACGCCGCCGTCGAAGCCGCGCTGGACGCGCTCCCGAGTTCCATTAGTGGTAAAATCACGAAGGTCACCGACGACGTCAAATCGACAGGGGAATACCACGATGTCAAAGGAATCACAGGAGCTGGATGGGATTCGCCAGAGGTTGCGCGCGAAGGGCTACGACGTGAGATCAGCAACCGAGGACGACCCGATCTACTCGACCGGCTTGATGGTTGGCGGGAAAGTGTGGAGGGAATCCGATCCCGCTACATCGCCAAGCTCGACGGCGACAGCGGCACCCGGCTCTCGCGACGAGTCGGAAACCGAGGAGGACGGGATTCGGGCCGAAGCTATCCGCCGCTTGAAGGTGGACCGGTTGTTGAGGGCGCGACCGGACCAGACCCCCAAGTCGTCCAAGTAGCAGAGCGCTACGCCAAAGAAAACGGGATCGACCTGCAGCGGCAGGCTGAATACGCTCAGGTCGATCCCGCCCGCGCCAAGCGCATCGCCGCCGCCTACGAGGCGATGCCGCACGCTCCTAACGACCCGAAGGTCAAGGAAGCCTACGACAACCTGATTCGCCAGACGGTCGCCCAGTACCGGGCGCTCGAACGCGCCGGTTTCAAGTTCTGGTTCTACGACGCGTCCAACGATCCCTACGCCGGCAACCCGTGGAACGCGATGCGCGACCTGCGCAAGACGCAGACGATGGGCGTGTACGCGACCGAAGACGGCTTCGGCACCGGCGAGGCTGCGCCGGACGACAATGCCATGCTGGTCGGCACCGGCATCACTTGGCCTTACGGCTCGCTGGATGGCAAGCCGAAGCGTGTCCTCGCGAACGACCTGTTCCGCGCTGTGCACGACGCCTTCGGCCACGGCATGGAGGGCGCCGGCTTCCGCGAGCATGGCGAGGAGAACGCGTGGCAGTCGCACGTGCGCCTGTTCACCGGCTCCGCTGTCGGCGCCATCACCAGCGAAACGCGCGGCCAGAATAGTTGGCTGAACTACGGCCCACACGGCGACACGAATCGCACGGCGAAGGTCGAGGGCACGGTATTCTCTGAGCAGAAGACCGGCCTGATGCCCGAGTGGACGTGGACCGAGGGTCGCGTCGGCGATAGCGACACCCGCTTCTCCCGCCGCATCAACAAGCTCGGCATGTACTCCGCGCTCGAAGAGCAGTTCGCGAACAACGTGCCGATGAAGGCCGCGCCGGTCGACGGGTGGAAGGGCGTGCTGAAGGGGCTCATCGCGCAGGGCAAGGTGAAGGGCGACGAGGTCGAGTGGTCTGGCATCAGCGAGTGGCTCGACCTGCAGCAGGGCAAGGTGACGCGCGACCAGCTCGTCGAGTACCTGAAGCGGGGCGGCGTGCAGATCCGCGAGACGCAGCTCGGTGGCGGATTCGAGAGCGGCCGCGAACTCGATGAATGGCTGGACGATTGGTCTTTCGAAAACCGAGACACCGAGACGGCTCGCGCAATCCATGCCGGCCAGTCGTGGGACGAGATTGATGATGCCGCAGCGAAAGAAGGCCGCGACGATGTGCGGCGCGCCATCGAAAGCGTCGGGAACCCCGCCAAGTATTCCAGCTACACCCTTCCGGGCGGCGACAAGTACCGAGAAGTGCTGCTGACGCTGCCCATCGACAAAGAAAAATATGCCCGCTCCCTGATCGACCCGGCAGTCTGGGATCGCATGGGCGAGGCGCAGCGCGCCCAATTCATAGCGGCCCCAATTCGCGGCGGCGGACCCGGAACTTATAAGTCGCCGCATTGGGATGACCCCAACGTCCTTGCTCACATCCGCATGAACGAACGCGCGGATGCCGATGGCAAGCGCGTGCTGTTCGTCGAGGAGATCCAGTCCGACTGGGCGCAGGATGGAAGGAAGAATGGGTTCATCCCGCCCAAGCGCACCAAAGAGCAGCTGAGCGAAGAGCTGAAGCAAATCAAGCAGCAGCTCCGCGCGCTTCCGGCTGGCCGCGACGGGGCGCAAGAGGGCGAGCGACTGCGCGCGCGCGAAAACGAAATCCTGCGCCAGCTCGGCGAGCCGCCCGCCGGCCGGGCCGGCACGGGGAACGCGCACGGCAGGGGCACTACCCCCCGCGCCCCCTTCGTCGAGAAGACCGACTCGTGGGTGAATCTCGCGCTCAAGCGCATCATCACGATGGCTGTGCAGGAAGGTCACGACCGTGTCGCGTTCGTGACGGGCGAGCAGTCTGCCGATCGATACAGTCTGAGCCGCGCGGTCGGTGGCGTTTACTACATGCAGGACGGGGTCGGGCGTGGAACGCTGATTGCCACTGAGCCCGGGGAAACGATCAACACCTCCACGCGCCCCGTGCTGGAGAAGGACGACGTTCCCCCAAAGGAGATCGAGAACTACATCGGGAAAGAGATCGCCGAGAAGCTCATGCAACAGGAACCTGACGAGGAAGGGTTCCGAGGCATCGCTGGCGACGGGCTGAAAGTGGGCGGCGCCGGCATGCGCTCCTTCTACGACAAGATCGTCCCGGCCGCGCTGAAGAAGCTGCTGCC